CACCATCACCTACCGCATTAGTAACAGTTGCAGACTTTTGTGTTAGTCCAGAACCGTACTGTTTTACAAATCTATTTATTTCTGAAGATAGTTCAAGATTATTTTTAACTGAAACTTTTTCTGAAATATTAGAGCCAAGGTTAGTAAGCTCATATTCTTTGTAGACAAAAGATACAATTTCATTTTCAATAGATGCGTAACCTTCATTGTTCATATTAAATGTATGAAAAATATCTAGCAAATCATTGTTGTTAATTTGAAACACATTAGCATTTTCTGACATATCTGCATTAAGATAGTTAAACCCAACAGAATCTATTGTTTGTTGCTGCCAGACAACATCGTTTGAAGTTGTATAAATAAATGATGGAGAATTCTTAATCTCTAGGTCTGTAACATTTTGCAATGATGGAGACTGCTTTATTTTAGGTGTTTGATACCTAAGTGATATTTTCCCTGGCTTAGCGTTATTAGATATTGAAAAGCCACCCTCTAGGATATTTGAATCTGAAACAGTAATAGCAGATCCTGTTGAAGACAATATATCCTGAAGACTTAAAAACTTCATAATTCCATACTCGTCAATATATGCGCCTATTTGATATGCAATAAATATTTGACTCAAAGCATCAAGAATTGTTGTATCTTTTGAGTTGCAATAATAATATGAAAGGTCTAATGGTGCTGACTTGCTATTGCATATTCTATATAGTGAGTCATAGTCGTAGTCTGTAAATCCAGCAAGGTCTAGTATGTTTGTTATTACCTCAAACACGCTCTTTAGGTTTGCTACATAGTCTGGAACTGGTGTTGACTGCAGATAGCGTGAGATATCAAAACATTGAATATTAATATTTTCAATATCATTTTCTTGCCATGAGTCTGAATAAAAAACTCCACCTGGGATGTATGTGCTTGAGCTAGCTGATGGGGTTGTTCCCAAAGTTGCATGTTCAATAAGGTTAAAGTTAATATAAAACTTAATATTTTTTCTTAAAATATTTGCAAGTATTGTTGATGCCTGATTGCTTTGACTAGAAAAAATTGGAACTAATGTTGATCCATTAATTGCTGGTATTCCAGATAAAGTTATTCTTGCATCATTAGTATTTATAGAAGAAATGGGCAATCCTGTTTTACCAGAGTCTAATGATTTATCTATGCTTACATTTTGTACAAAATCTGAGAGATCTATTTCAAGTCTTGGAGATACTTCAATTAGGTGCATTCTGCTTAAGTCTAAAGATATATTAGAGGTAGGAGTTGATATTCCAGTGATACTTGAAAGTGCAGAGTTTGTCTGACTTGATGTTTGAGTTACTGTTATTTTTTTTACATTTATTGAAAGAGAAAGTGCTCCAGCGGAATCAAACTTTGGCATTGTTGACCATTTGTCTGTACTCCAAGCAGATCCTGTCCAATGTAAAACAACGACTCCACTACTACCTACAGTTATTGATTGAGAGCTTGTTGACTCAGTTCCACTTGTGACTGTAGTTATAGAAACGCTAATGGTTGGAATTGTCATCAGAGTGTTAAACTTTAAAACAATTTTATTTGTTAGGACTACCTTTTCATAAATAGCAGTAATACTTCTTGAGCTTGGGTCAGAAACAAAATACTTGTATGGTGCAATGTCTGATGCCAAGGCATTTTTGATATTTGCTATTGGTGGCGATGCAAGAAAAAACTTTGGATTCTGAACAATGCAGCTAACTGGAGAATATTTGTTTCCAAAGAATCCTCCACTTGCAGACTCAGTACTTAGAAGCTTTGAGGCTATTCTTCTGTAGTTAGAGGGAAAGGAATATTTTGTATCTCCAGAAGAAACATAAGACTCTCCTGGTCTGAAGTATGTAAAAGCACTTTCAGTTGGAAAGAGAGAATTATTGTAAAAGTCAAAAATTGTTGTTTCATATACTTCTGGTAATGTATAGCGCACAACAGTAGATAGATCATCTGTCTCAGCACTGCTAAGAGTATTGGCTGCTATCTTATATACAAAAGAAGATATTGTGTCTAATGTTCCAGAGGAGCCTATGTAGGTGATGGCCTTGGTCCAACCAAGTGAGTCAGCCTCTATGTTTTCTGTTCCATACTGGTTTTCTGATCCTTTAGCAGATGCAGTAACCATAACTGGAGTTGCTCTATTTGTTTTTATATATGTAACTATTTTATATGCTTTACCAGATAGTCCTGAAAATGTATAAGATACTGATCCAGTGCCGCTAGACATTGTAAAGCTTTTTGTTGTAAAGTTTTCTTTTGCTCCAGAAGTTACATCAGCGACAGTTCCAGAGGTTAGCGTACCAGATATTTTTGTTCCAGTACCTGCTGTAGTTATATATGGTTGATTAAATAGGTTATGATTCCACTCAGCAGAAACTACTGGTATTAATTTAATTGAATCTGAGTCAGTAAATACAGAAGAGCTAACACTACTGAGCATTATATCTCCGTAAATTCAATATTCATATCAACATAGTCTGAAATCTGTGTTCTATTAATAATTGTTTTAGAAAAATCATTCATAAATACGTTATAAATTTTAAATCCAGTTTGTGCTGTAGCAAAAGTTCCAGATGGAAGTGCTCCAAAAGATGGGTCTGGATCAAGTTCTGAAGATACAACTTTAAGGAAGATTGGCAAACCTGCATTAGACTTATAAAAAGATTCAAGCCAAGCAGCACTATAAAAACCATCAACACACTGAGTCTGCTTTGATGGGACATATTTCCATGAAACAGAAATGTTGTTCTTTTGAGCAATAACATATTTCCTCATCTTGCCGTTAGCCATTCTTGATTGGCTTTCAATAAGTTCTGGTGAGACCTGTATTGGACTTCTATTGTGGTCTGTTAGTTTTTGCCATGTTCCATTGGCACCTGTTAAAGATATTTGGATTCCAGACTCAAGTAAGTATGCCATTAGATTTCAACCTTATTGCTCTTATTATTCTTATTAATTTCAACCTTGAGTCGTCTAATAACTTCGTTTGCAACTCCTTCTGGACTTGCAGCATTACTTGTTATAGGCATATTTATATTATACACGGTACCGCCAGAATTTGTAGTGATATCTGCAGTACCATTATTTATGGCATTCATAGCATTTACACCATAATCTTTAACGGATGAAGCCTTTACAATAAACTCTCCATTTGAAACACGGATTGATCCACCACCTGCATATCCCATTGTTGCTTTAATTGAGTCAGAGCGACCTGTGCCAGGACCCTTTATAAGCCCTCCATTGGCCTTCTTAGGGAGTTTTGCCTTCTCAGCACTGGTTAGCTTAGACCCATCCTTAATTTCAGTAGATCTTGCTCTCAATGCGTCAATTACAGCATCTTTCTTTCTTAACTCTGTTTCCTTGTTAAATTCCATTTGTACATTTTTTGACTCTTGACCAAGCATTGCTGCCTGTATATAGTTACCAGAAATTTTAGCTTGAACTGCCTCACTAGCAAGATCTTGAAGTTTCCTCTGTAAGTCAATTTGTCTTTGTACTTCTTCATTTGCTGTTTTTTGTGCATTACGTTTTGCTTCTAATATATTAATCTCTTTTTCTAAAAGCTTAAGGTATTGTTCTTCAGCAGTTAGTTTTTTACCACCTGCTCCTCCAGTATCTGGATCTACATATGGAGCAGTAACAGGGTTACCTGCTTTTGCAATTTTTTCCATAGCTTTTTTAGCTGCTGTGATTTGTTTAGTAAATTTATCTATAACACCTTGTGCATTATATCTTGCTATTGCATTGTCTGGACCAAAAACAGTTGGTGAGTTTAGTAGTGTCATTGCAGCAATAACACCTGCTAGTGAACTAGTTAGTCCAAGTGCTTTTCCTTCCAAGATAAGCATTCTATCGCCAACGTCTGTAATGCCTGATGCTGATTCTCGTAGTTTTTTAGGAAGTGATTCAAATATTGCATCTAGAATTATTGTTGCTTCTGGTTTTGGTAATGAAGCAATTGCTGAGTGCATTCTTGCAAAACCTTGCGTAAACTGATCTGCAGATATAGTACCATTTTCTAGCTGTGCTCTTAGTCCATTCATAAAGCCAGCAGCTGCGTCTCCCGCTAATTTAAGATTAACCTTTGCCTCTTCAGATATAGTAGTAACTACACCAC